CGGACAGGTCGCGAATTGTTGGTGCGTCCACCGGCCATCACCAAAGCGTGCCGACCATCACACACCCGACTGTGTCGGGTCATGACCATTGGTCAATCCTCCGGCTCAATCGGTTCATTGCATCCGTATCGTCCGGCCCCCTTAGTTCACGTTTGCTGCGCGCGCACCGCGAGCGGCCACATTGCCGCCGCGCCGCCGAGCAGGATGACGAAATCGCGCCGTCGTATACCTGACACGAGGGCTTCCCCCCTCGCAGTCGGTCCGCCGCATCCTCAGCCTGCCACCGACCCCGTGGCAGGTCCTTGGGGTAGACCTGAATTGTTCTGAATCGGGCCGACGATCGGCCGTAGCTGCGTTCGTGCTCGATAGAGATCGGCCCACGCTGTCTTCTACCCCGTCAATTGGAGAAAAGTTGGAGATGCCGCGGAGAGCGCGCTAGCTGGTTGAAATCATTGGCGCTCCCTAGGGGACTCGACCCCTGTTTTCGCCGTGAGAGGGCGAGCTTCAGCTACTTGATTGTGCCGCCGCACTCGCTCCAGCATGCCCTCAACCGCGCGTTTGGCCTGCGCGAGCTTCTGTGCATCGAAGTCAAACCCCGCTGCGCTTATAGGCGCGAAAGAAGCTTCGCGCGGCTCTGCATTCCATCGGCACAGCAATGCTTGGTGTTTCCAAAGCGGCTATCAGCCATGAGGATGACGATGGCGGCGAGCGTTCTCATGATGCCAGTGCCCGTTCGATCGCTTCGCGCACCTCGGGGTGCAGATCCTCGCGCGTCATTTCAGCCCGCGCGGTTGAACGGGTGGTTGGGATCAGTCGGAAGGCCGTCGACGCCTATGTCACAGCGATAGCCGCGAAGCTCGATTTGCCGCTTCGCCGAGTTGTGGCACGGCTCGCACAAGCTCTGCAGTTTGCCGGTGCAGAACGCCGTCCAGTCGCCCTTGTGCGGCTCGACATGATCGACCACCGTCGCTCGCTCAATGAGACCGCGCTCCAGACAAAACTTCACAGTGGGTGCTCTCGCAGTTGAAGCCGGCGCAAACGCTTCCAGCGCGCGGTCTTGTAGAAATCCGCCCACGCAACCGGATTGCCGCGAACAGTCACCATGCAGCCTCCATGTCCGCGGTCAGCCGATCAGAGCCGCGGGATCGAACGGCCTGAACTGTGTCGTCGGTGCCGCAGCGAGACCCATAACCAACGCCACCGTGCCGTCGATGCGGTGCGTCGCTTTGCGCTTGTCAGGTGCGCGGTTGCCGGCCGCATCGGTGCGAATCGTGGTATGCGCCACGCACATTGATAGAACCGGATTGTCGTGCACCAGCCGACCATCGAGCAGCAACCGCTCGAGGTTGGCCAACGCCGGCGACATCATTTTTGTTGTTTGGGCAAACTCCTGGAAGCGCTCGACGATCATGCTTTCGGTGAACCCGGCGCGCAACAGCGACGGCTTGAAGAAGTCCCAGTTCCAAGGGTCATAGGCCACCCGCTGAATATTGTACTGACGAAACAAGTCGCGCAGCGCATGGGCGACATAATCGTAATCAATCGTGCGACCGGGTGTGAGCTGCAGATGACCTTGCCGGTACCAAACATCGTAGGGGGCGTGGTCGGCCGCGGCCTTCTCGACGAGCCCGTCCTGCGGCAGCCAAAAGCGACAGTGGCTATGCCACCTGTCACCCTTCTTGCCGACCAAGACAAAGGCGCTCAAATCGTTGACGGAGCTCAAATCGATCCCGCCGAACAATACCGGCAACTCATTGAGCGGTGCGACCGGGCCATGGCAGGCATCCCAAACACTCGGTGAGACGAACGGGTTTGCCTCCTGAATCCGCTGGTTCAAGGTGTAGCGGCGATACGACGCTTCGCGCGCTGGCAGCCTGCGAGCGGCGGCGGCCATGGCCAGGATCTCCTCTTGGTTCATGAACAAGTCGAAGCTCGGATTCGCCAACCTGATGGTGGCCTCGGCAAACGGATCGGCATCCTTCGGCGCGCTGTAGAGGCTGACGAGGGTGTGCGGATCGTGACCGGCGAATCCATCGTCGATCAACGCGCTCAACAAATCGCTGTCAGCGGCACTTTGCGTCGAGATGATAACAGTCAACGGATCGCGCTGGGCACCAGTCGCCAGCTCGAGCGCCTCGAACAAATCCGAGTGCGGACCGACGACCTGGCCCAATTCGTCACAGATGTGCAGGAACGGATTCAGGCCTTGCGCCGTGTGGGCTTCGGAAGAGAGGGCCTTGTACTCAATCCCTAGCTCGTCATAGCGCAGGATCTTGCTCGATTCCTTAATCGAAATGATCTGGCGCAGGTCAGGATTCCACAGTACCATTTTGCGGGCCTGATCAAACGTCAACGCGGCCTGATCACGACTTTGCCCGCTGCTGTACAGCCTCGTATTCGGACGATTGCGCGCGGACGGGCCGCAGAGGTGATTGAGCAGCAGCGCCCCACAGAGCGTCGTTTTTGCGTTTTTCCGCGCGGTTGAAATGATGGCGCGGCGGGTGCCGACCGGATTGTCGTAGATGCGATGAATTTCCTGCTTCTGCCACGGCGCCAGGATCAGCGGCTGCCCGGCATGCGGACCGTCCGGGATGCGTAGGAACTTCTCAACGAAGCCGATGACCTCCCGGCCTGTCGGGCGCTTGTCCGAGGACTTGGTATTCCCAACTCCTGAGGGGCGGCGCTGCGGGCCGCGTTTAGCCATCGGAGGCCTCCCATGGCCGTACGCGCGGCACCTGCACAAGCTGTCGTGACGCGCCGCGTGGAATCATGCGGGCACGTGGGGTTGCTCGCAAGACTCCGAGCAAATGCGAAAGATTTTTTCCGGCAGCGGCGTGCTGGGCCGCCAGAGCGCCAATTGCGTCGGTGTCCGGATGCTCTTGGGCGCGGAGAGCGCGCAGCTTCGCCTCCTGACCCTCGCAAACGGCCGCCTGCGCGACTGCCCGGACCAGGATCTGCTGGGCGGCGGCATCGAGCCAGGTTGGCGGTAGCGCACCGACAATCGCTCGCCAGATACGCTCCTCGACGGCATCGAGCTCGGCCGGCGGTGCCGGTTTCTCGCCCGGCAAGGCTGGCGGCATCACCGCCAGTGAGATGGCAGACTTGCGACCACGCGCCATCAAGGATGCTCCCTGCGTTACTTCCACGGACTTGGCTTCGATTTCAAAACTCCTAGCCGAGACAGCTTCAAATCGGCACACGCATCCCGTTTGTTGGTATAACCTGCATGGAGGTGTTTAGCACCGCGAGAATTCAGACCGATTAGGCGTGCAAAACAGCCGCCGCGGTCGGAGAGTCGAAGACTTGATATTTTTTGCGACCGCCCCCCTCCCGCTGGCCTCACGTCCGATAGATCGGATGGCGTGGATCGAGCGGAAAACCATCCACCCCCACGGTGCTGTCATAACCAAGCCGTTCCAGATCTTTCTTTGTCGAATTGTGACAACGCTCACATAAGCTTTGCAGTTTTCCGAGCCAGAACTTGTTGACGTCGCCACGCCACGGCTCAATGTGGTCCGCTACACGAGCGGCAGTTACTCGACCTTCGCGCAGGCAGATTGCGCACAGCGGCTCGATCCTGAGTTGGTGCTTTGCCAGCCTTCTCCAGCGTTCAGTTCCATAGAGGCGCATCAAGGTTTCCTCTGTCGGACGATTCAAGCAGCCGATCGAGGGCCCTAAGGAGGTGCCGTCGAAAGGACCCACGACCGGCGCTTAAGCCATCAGCCAGCGTCGACCTCACAGTACGAAACGCCACAGCTTTAGCGCAACAGCGCATCCGGATCCGCCGCGCGCTCGAGGACGGCGAGCTCGACGTCTAGGTGTTGCCGATGCTCATTCACGATATCGGTGAGATCGGCCTGCAACAGTGCAAGCTCAGCTTCCAATTCAGCCTTACGGGCTCGTACCTGGGCGCGACGAAAGCCGAGACGATAGGCGCACTGGAGAGGGTGTAGCCGGCGCATCGAAGGCCTCCAGGACCTCGGCAACAGAGCACGAGGGACAGTCAGCCGTCTACCTGAAGGACAGCCCTCGTTCGATTAAGATATCGAATCAGTGCCGGCGCCCCTTCGAGCGTGCCCTAAGCGGGCATGGAACTCACTCGGATCCCTCGCTCGCATGTTTGTATACCCCTATATGTGTCCACCGTGTTTCCTCGCTTAAGTTAGCCTCAGGATCAGGGTCATTCTTTCTTTACTACATACAACACACACACAAACACACACACTACACTTAATATAGATAGAATGGGCATTTTCGAAAATTTTCGACCAATCAGACAAGCTTTCATAATGCCTTCATGCAGACGCAAAAAATCCTACAACTTTTCGATTTTAGCTCCCTGCTAATCAGCGCTGTGCATGTTTTTTCGCCCGTGTATGAGCTATTCCACCAGCTTCTGTGTGCAGATCAATTCTCCATT